ACGTAAATCAATGGGTCAAAAACCTGATCCAAAGACTACAGCTAAAGGTGAGGAAAAAGCTCCACACAAATCACCTAAGATGGCTGCCGCCAAGAAAATGATGGCTGCTAAAAAGATGATGCCTAAAGAGAAAATGTAATATAGAATGCAATCTCCGATGACGCCCTTAATTGGGCGTTGTTTTAAACAACGTCAAAGGAATTTTTATGTCAAACCCAACCCGACTCTATAGCGGTTTATCTACCGCATACCCCAACGAGACTTTGTACTCGTTTCCTTTTCCTGATCCTTTTCACACTGGTAGCACTCAAACTTTAGGCAGTTCTACCTATGTAAATGATTTCAACACTTTAATAGGTACTGATTACACTGTTACAGGTACATCTTCTACTTTTGCTTTAACCTCTGGTATTGGTGGTCAAGCTATTTTGACTCCAGGCGGTACTACTACTGCTAGTTCTGCTTACAAAAATGGTCAATTTTTCCAATTTACAGCAGGTACTCGTGCTTGGTTTACTACTCGTTTTCAAGCTTCTGCTGTAGCAGGTAACGTGTCTTTTTATGCAGGTATGCAAAAAGGTTCTGCTGTTACTGATGGTTTGTGGTTTGCTAAAGCTGCTGCATCTACATCTATTAATTTAGTGTCTACTGTTAACAGTACTGCTACTACATTGGTAACTGGTGTTGCTACTGCTGTTGCAGCTACTTGGGTTGAACTTGGTTTGTATTACGATGGCACAGATTTAATTGTGTACGCTAACAGCGTTCCTGTTGCTCGTGTATCAGCACCTACTATTGGTTCAACGGGTACTACTTTGACTAGTGCTTTAATTGCTCCAGTGTTCCAAATTACTCCTACAGCAACTGATACATTGACTACTGACTTTGTTTTAGCTGCTCAAGAAATTACACGTTAATAGGAGGTAGCTATGGCTAACTCAGTAACATTTCAAACCCTTGAAGAGGGACAGCGCAATATTATTGTTAAAGCTGCGGGAGTACTTGATACTTCTGATTACGCTCTTAACACTTTTATTAGTGCTGCTTCTAGTAATCAAGGTGGTATTGGAGCAACACCTACGCAATTTCGTATTGACCACATAGATTATTCTATTAGTGACCAATTAGAAGTACAGCTGTGGTGGGATGCTACAACTGATGTAATTATCATGCCCCTAGCTGGTCGTGGTCGTATGTCATTCTGGAACTTTGGTGGTTTAATTAATAACTCTGGAGCTGGTAAAACTGGCGACATCTTGATTAAGACTACAGGTTGGACATCTGGTACTCAGGTGTTCTCTATTGTTCTTGAGTGCGTTAAACAAGGTACTAATCTGTAATGGATTACCAAGCCCTCTTAAACGCTGGCTTAGTACTTGTGTCCTCAGTCACAGGCTGGTTTGCCCGTGAACTGTGGTCTGCTGTCAAAGAACTTAAGAGTGATCTTGCTAAGTTAAAAGAAGATCTTCCTAAAGAGTATGTTGCTAAGAACGACTACAAGGATGACATTCGAGAACTTAAAGATATGATTGGTAAGATCTTTGATAAACTAGATAATAAATCTGACAAGGTATAACAATGTCTAATATGATTGTTCCTCTAAATGCTAAAGAAGCCCAGATTAGTGCTGTCATCATTCGTGCTGATGGAACTAAAGTGGACTTAGGTGTAGTAAGCTACTGGCATAAAAACCCCCTTAAACGTATTCTTTGGAGTATTAAAAAATGGCTACAGTCCTAACAAACGCTGGTAAAGCAATCGTAACTAACCGCATTAAAGGCTCAGGCACTGAACCAGTAAATGCTGCTTGGGGTACAGGTGCTGGTACAGCAGCAATAGCTGACACAACTTTATTTACAGAAACTACACCTCGTGCTGCTGGTACAAGCTCACAAGTTACTGTTACTGTAACTAACGATACGTATCAAGTAGTTGCTACCATAACTGCTGCTGGTACTCTCGCTATCACTAATGCTGGTTTATTTGATGTAATCACTGCAAGCACAGGCAACTTGTTTGTTAAAGGTGATTTCTCAACAATCAACTTAGTATCTGGCGATTCAATACAGTTTACATTTAAGACCACATTTAGTTGATCTAAGGCTGGAGACAGTGTTATATGTCTCTTAACGCCTATGCAATCAATACAGCGGTACTTAATGGCTTAGTTGTTGATTACCCAACACTAAGTGGGTTAGAACGTGGTCCTGTTGATGGACACGCGCTTAACACTTCTGTTCTTAACGGATCAGGTGTTCAGCAGTATGCCCAATCATTAACTGTCTCTAGTACTAGCACAGTAGTTAGATTAATACAGGCAGGTAAGATTATTTCTTACCTGTCTTCTAGTGCTTCGACTTTAATAAAGTTTGTATCAAAAGCACTGTCTACTACATCTACTTCTACTGCATCTATTGTTAAAGCAGTAAGCAAAGCATTTGTTGTAACTAGTAGTTCTACATCTACTTTAATTAAAAAAATTAGTAAGTCTTTAACATTGACTAGTACATCTGTTGTTGTATTTACTAGTGTTAAGTTAGCTTTAAAAGCTTTGTCTGTTACCAGTACTTCTACAGTTAGTTTTATTAAAGCAGTCAGTAAGTACGCATCTGTTACAAGTACGTCTGCTGTTAGTCTTGCTTATACAAAAGTAAAAGTACTTGCTCTTAGTGTTACTAGTGCTACTACATCTACTCTTGTTAGGTTTACTAAAAAGTATTTTGCTGTTACATCTACTAATACTGCTACGTTATCAAAAACACTTCCAAAAACTTTTAGTGTTACTTCTACATCTGCATCAACTTTAGTTAAGTCTGCCATTAAAGCATTTGCTGTTACATCTGCAACTACAAATACTTTAGTACGCAACATATCAAAAGCTTTTTCTGTAACAAGTACATCAGCAGCTACTCTTGTACGAATTGCTACACATGTTGTAGCTTTGTCTATTGCTTCTACATCTGTATCTACATTAGTTAGATTTACTAAAAAATACGTTTCTGTTACTTCTGCAACAACGTCTACTCTTGCAAGAGGTTGGTTTAAAGCTTTATCTGTTACTAGTAGCAGTGCTGTAACACTTGTTAGATTTATTACAAAAACAATTAACTCTGGGGTAGATGTTGTTTCTATTGTAATTTTAGAAACAGCTAAACATATAGTTAATTTTAGTTACACATCTACAAGTGCGTCTTCTATATCTAAAGCAACTAGAAAAACTATAGCAACTACTTCTACATCAGCAGCAACTATTTTAAAAGCTTGCACCAGAATTTTTACTGTCTTAAGTACAACTACAAACACACTAGTACGTAAAACATTAAAAAATATATCTGTAACTAGTACATCTGTAGCCACTGTTGTTAAATCTGTTATTAAAACAATAGCAATTACATCTACTAACGCTGTGTCTTTAATTAGAAGCAGATTTTTAACACTGTCTATTGCATCTACAAGTGCAAACACTTTTGTTAAAAAAGTTCAACTAACAAAATCTATTGCTGTTAGTAGTACTGCGGCACTTGTTAAGTCTGTTGGAAAAATAGTTAACTCTGGAGTTGAATCTGTTTCTATTGCAATCTTAGAGATAGCCAAACACTTTGTTGCTTTAAGTTATACCTCTACATCTGCTTCATCACTATCTAAACAGGTAGGTAAAACCCTAACGTCTTCTGTGTTTAATGCTGCTGCTATTGTTAGATCTGTATACAAGAGACTACTTGTTACTGTAAGCAATACTATAGTATTAACTATTAACTCTGTTTACTTTAGAGTGTTGTCTGTTACATCTAGTGTTACCGCTGCACTGTCTAAAACAAAGATAGCGTTTTTAACACTAACAGCCAATGTTGTGTCTTCTACTGCAAACTTAGCTAAACAAGTTTCTAAATCATTAACTGCTTTAAACACAACTAGTAGCACAGTGTCAACAGCTACTAGAAGATTTGTGTTACTAGTAGCAACAGTTTATACTACTGTCGTAAGCTACATTCACAGGCTCCTACCCAATGTTGTAGACACGCTCTTTGTTCCTACAAAGAAAGTCTTGGTCAAAGCGGTTGGATTTGTCAGCGTACTAGTTAGACCAAAAAAGACTAATATAGTTGCTTCAAAACAGGATGACTTATATGGCTGAAAGCTTTTCTTATAAATTTACTACTGAGAACAAACCCCTATCGTTTGACTTTAGTCAAGTGTTAGCTACAGGAGAATCACTCTCTACAGCAAGTTGTTCTGTGCTAGTTATAGATGGTACAGACGCTTCTCCTTCTAACTTGTTGTCTGGTGGAGCCAGCATCATAGGTTCTAAAATTTATCAACAAGTACACAACGGTACGGCTGGAGTAACCTATAGGCTTGTAGCTACTGTAACTACCAGTGCTGGTAACACACTAGTTGCTCTAGGTGATTTACCCGTGTATAGTCCAGACGAAGTGCAGTAACAATGACTTACAAACCTAGGTGGGACAATGGAGGTTGGAACGTCATTTGTGACGTATGCGGTCGTCAGTACAAAGACAGCGAACTACAACTCCGTTGGGATGGGTTTATGGTCTGTAGTGGAGACTGGGAACCTAGACAACCACAAGACTTTGTACACGGTGTTGCAGACATTCAAGCTCCCAAATGGACTAGACCTGAGCAATCAGATCATTTTATTTGGCAAGAAACTTCTCTTACTGACTCTGTTAGTTTTACAGAATCTTTGACTTTTAAAATACAATCAACAAGTGTTCTAAATGGTTCAGCAATTAATGCTTTAGGATTAAACAAATGATAGAAACAATCAGTTTAGTAGGTGAAGTAGAAATACTGCTGAACAACGTTGTTGTTGTTCAAAAGAAAAACTTGATTGTTCAGGTTGGTAAAAACTTTTTAGCAAACGCTGTTATTAGTAACAGCACATCTCCATTCACTGCTATAGCTATTGGTACAGGTACAACTGATGCTACTGTAAATGACACAGCACTTCAAGCAGAAATTGCTCGTGGTATTTATTCGTCTTCTAGTGTGTCTACTAACGTAGTTACATTAACTAAAGTGTTTGGAGCTGGTGTAGGCACAGGAGGTATCTCAGAAGCAGGTATCTTTAACAATGCTACATCTGGAGGAACTATGTTGTCACACATAGTGTTTAGTACAATTAGTAAATTGAGTGTTGATACGTTAACACTTACATGGACTATTACTGTTGGTTAATAGGAGCCTAATATGGTTATGAAGTTTACAAACAATGCTACGACCACATTAGCGTCTGGCATTAACAGTTCAGTTACTAGTCTTACAGTATCTGGTGGTACTGGAACATTGTTTCCTACACTAGGTGCTGGAGACTATTTCTTTTGTACATTAGCTAACTCTGGTGGTTCAATTGAGATTGTTAAAGTAACTGCTAGGTCTACAGATACATTTACTGTTACTCGTGGACAAGACGGAACAACAGGTCTTTCTTGGAATGCTGGTGATAAAGTTGAACTACGTTTAGTTGCTGCTAGTCTTAACGACTTACCTAAACTAGATGAAGCTAATACATTTACAGCAGCTAATGCTTATGGTACTCCTACTTCTATAACATTAACAAATGGTACTGGATTACCAGTAGGAAGTGGTGTATCAGGATTAGGTACTGGTGTAGCAACTGCTTTAGGCAATACTGCTAATGCTACTGGTGGTGTTGTAACTGTTGACGGTACAGCAACACTAACTAACAAAACTTTGACTAACCCCACAGTCACCAACTATGTTGAAACTGTGGTGGCTATCGGTAACTCAGGCACAACACAAACCTTGTCTTTAACAAGCGGTACTGTGCAAACTGTAACTATGACTGGTAACTGTACGTTTACTATGCCTACTGCTACAGCAGGAAAGTCTTTTGTTCTGATTGCAACTCAAGATGGTACTGGTTCTAGAACTGCTGTGTTTACATCTGTTAAGTGGCCTGGTGGAACTGCACCAACATTAACTACAACTGCAACAACAGGTCGAGACATACTTACATTCTTTGCTGACGGTACTAACTGGTACGGCACTTACGCACAGGCATTCGCATAATGTTTGCATCTAAAGACGAACTATTTACACGCCCTAGTGGTGGCTACACCATTGGTAGAAGTGTGCGTTTGCGCTCTAGTGCTAGTGCATACCTTAATAGAACTCCATCCGTTGCTGGAAATCAGCAAATATTTACTTGGTCTGGATGGGTAAAAAGGGGCAAACTTGGAACTGCACAGGGTATTTTTGGTCCAACTCAGGGTAGCGGTTATGCCACAACGCAAAAACTTTCTACTGTCTTTTTTAATAGTTCTGACCAACTACAATGGTCTGAGTATTACACCCTTGATGGACAAACTGATAATTGGTCTTATGCACTAATTACAACACAAGTTTTTCGTGACCCTTCCGCTTGGTATCACATTGTTTTTGCAATGGATACTACTCAGGCTACGGCATCAAATCGAATGAAACTGTATGTTAATGGTATTCAAATAACATCATTTGCAACCGCTAACTATGTAACTCAAAACTTTAATTCATGGGTTAATTCCACTTCTACTGTTCATTATTTTGGCACTTACGGAACAAGTGGTTTAAGCAATTTTTATGATGGCTATTTAGCAGAAGTTAATTTTGTAAATGCTCAACAACTAACCCCATCTTCATTTGGTTCAACCAACTCAATTACAGGCGTATGGCAACCAGCCAAGTACACGGGTACTTATGGCACTAACGGCTTTTATCTGAACTTTAGTAGCAACGGCACAGCAGCCGCATTGGGTACTGATTTCTCTGGTAACAGCAATACATGGACAGTAAACAACATTAGCGTGACTGCTGGTGTGACATACGACAGCATGACCGATGTGCCTACGCTGACAAGTGCTACTGCGGCTAACTATTGTGTGTTAAACCCATTAGATAAAGGCGCTGGTGTTGTTGGTGCTGGAAATTTATCTTGGCAATATACAACTGCCGCCCAAGCGGGTGTTCGTGCAAGTATGGATATGCTTGGTGGAAATTGGTATTTTGAAGGTACATATACACAAGGTGGTACTGCTGGTTCTAGTGCTATTGGAATTGCTTTGCCGACATGGAGTTTGGCTACTTATGCTGGAGATACTGGTAGTTGGTCATATCATGCAAATGGGAATAAATATGTAAATGGTACGGGTTCTGCTTATGGTGCTACTTACACAACTGGTGATGTAATTGGAATAGCATTTAATTCTTCTACTGGAACATTGACTGGATACAAAAATGGAACTTCACAAGGAACAATAGTATCTGGATTATCTGTTACATCATATTTTGCCGCTGTATCTTCTTATGATTCATCTGCTTGGGCTATCAACTTCGGTCAACGCCCATTCTCCTACACACCCCCAACAGGCTATGTAGCACTAAACACATATAACCTACCCACTAGCACGATAACTAATGGTGCGGCTTATATGGCGGCTACGCTGTATAACGGCAATGGTGGCACGCAAAGCATTACAAATACTGTTAGTGGAACATCATTTCAACCTGATTTAGTGTGGATTAAAACAAGGTCTGCCTCTTCGTATCATCAATTAGTTGATAGTGTTCGTGGTGTATCAAAAGTTTTAAATTCAAATTACACGGGTGCTGAAAGCACATATACAGGTTTTTCTGTAACGGCATTTAATTCAAATGGTGTTACTGTTGTTGATGATGCCGCCTCATCTTATGGTGTTAACGGCTCTACTGGCTCACCTACCTATGTCGGCTGGCAATGGAAAGCGGGAACAACATCCGCATCCAACACTAACGGCTCTATCACATCAACTGTAAGTGCTGGTGCTACGCAAGGCTTTAGCGTGGTGACTTACACAGGCATTTCAGTTCCGGGAACTGTGGGTCATGGTTTGGGTGTTGCGCCTAGCATGGTTATTGTTAAATCTAGAAACAATACAAGTTCTTGGGCTGTATGGCAAACGGCATTGACTGGTAATGAATATCTATTGCTTGAATCAACAGCGGCAAAAGCTACTGCATCAACTGTTTGGAATGGCACAACTCCAACATCAACTGTTTTTTCTGTTGGTAGTGGCTCTGTACCAAATAACAATGGCTATACCTACGTCGCCTACTGCTTTGCCGCAGTAGCAGGTTTCAGTGCCTTTGGTTCGTACACGGGTAACGGGTCTGCTGATGGGACATTTGTTTACCTTGGATTTAAACCCAGATGGATAATGATAGGCCCATCTAGCAATGTAACAAACTGGGCAATTATTGATACTTCAAGAGATACCTACAACCTTGCTGGTCAATCGTTAGAAGCAAACTTATCTGCCGCAGAATATACTCCAGCCTCTTCTGGATACCCAATAGACATCTTGTCAAATGGATTTAAACAAAGAGGAACATCACAGCCAAATACTTCTGGGCAAACATACATCTATGCCGCCTTTGCCGAGAACCCATTTAAAAACGCTTTAGCGAGGTAATATGTTTAAACACAACGACACAGTAATCCCACTCGATACTCCATTCACCATCAATGGAACTTCATACCCAAGTAATTGGCTTAGGTTAACCAGCCTTGCTGAGAAACAAGCAGTCGGCATCACAGAGGTTGCAGACAAGACTTCTCATTACGATGACCGCTTCTATTGGGGTGTAGACAATCCTAAACAATTAAATGATGAGACAGTAACGCCAGAAGGCGGTACACCTTATGTCCAAAAAGGCATGAAGTCAAACTGGACTGCACAAGTCAAAGATACGGCTAACAAACTACTGTCTCAGACTGACTGGATGGTCATTCGTAAAGTAGAGCGTAATGTAGATATTCCTGCGGCTACTGTGACATACAGAGCAGAGGTAATAACAGAAATAGAACGCCTTAAAACAGCCATAGAAGCTGCTGCTGATGTACCTGCTTTGATTGCTATTGTCACTGCTCAAAACTGGCCTAGAGAGGCTTAAAAATGTCTTCTAACTACAGCATTACTCGTGATCAGATTATCTCCTTAGCTTTAAGAAAGCTAGGAGTACTTGAGATTGGAGACACACCTGACGCTAATAGCGTTGCTAATGCTGCTATGTCTTTGAACTTGTTAATCAAACAGTTCAATACAGATGGTCTAAAGCTATGGAAGGTATCAGAGCTTATTGTTCCTCTTACAACAGGGCAGACTAGTTACACCCTAGGTGGTAGTGGGTCTGCAACTATGTACGATGCTCTAGCACCTACTGTAGCCATCACAGACAAACCCCTAAAGGTTATCCAAGGGTTCTATAGGAACATAACTTCTACACCTGTTGTAGACACTCCAGTGTTACTAGTATCAAAACAAGAGTACAACGTCTTAGGATCTAAGTTCTCTACTGGTACTGCTAACACTATTTTCTATGATGCTCGTAAGATTAATGGTATTTTATATGTATACCTTACTCCCGATAGCTATTCTCAAGCTAACTTACAACTACATTTAATAGCACAAATGCCTATCAATGACATTAGTTTAGCTACTGAAGTACCAGACTTTCCTAATGAATGGATGAACTGTTTGGTATGGAACTTAGCAGACCAGTTGTCTATGGAGTATGGTGTTCCTATGAACGCTAGACAAGAGATAGCTCAAAGAGCTGTGGCTTATAAAACACAAATGTCTGACTGGGATGTAGAGGCTTACAGTACGTTCTTTGCTCCAGACTTTAGATCTACTTCTCCTAACTCTTACGGACGATAACTATGGCTACGGAACGTATCCCGTTAACGCAGCCTATAGAGTCCCGTGATGGGACTTTTGCTAAGGACTCTTACTCTTCTAACTGTGTCTTTGAGACTAGGGATCAAAAGAGAGAGTTTGTTAAACGACCTGGACTAGTTGTAGCTAAGCAAGTTGTTAGCGTAACACCTCCTGCTTACACACCTAGCCAAGGGTTAGCTGCTTTCAATAACAGACTAATTGCTGTTATTAATAACACTGTGTATAGCGTTAACCCTAGTTCTAGTTACGCTGTAGCTAACCTAGGTAGTACGTCTAGTACATCTAATCAAAGTTACTTTGTTAAGACATTCCTAGATACCTACTTGTTCTTCCACAATGGAACTACAGGGTATCTACTTAATCAGTCATTTGGTTTTGTGTCTATGACTACCTTGCCATCATCTACGTATGTGGCTGGGTGTGTGTTTTTAGACAACTATGTGTTTATTGGTACTAGTAACAACCGTATCTACAACTGCAATCTAGGTGACCCAACTACTTGGGATGCTCTTAGCTATCTTAGCTTTGAGCAGACTGCTGACAATCTAGTTGGTATCTGTAAACACCTTAACTACCTTGTAGCCTTTGGTGCTATTAGTACTCAGTTCTTTTATGACGTTGGTAACGCTACAGGTTCTCCTCTAGGAGTAGCTCAGAGTTATACCTCTGAGATTGGTTGTGCTAGTGGTGACTCTATTGTGTCTACTAGCAACACAGTGCTGTGGGTAGGTACTAGCAAAACCTATGGTCGTTCTGTTTATATAATGGATGGTGTAGCAGCTATTAGGGTTTCTACTAACCATATTGACAAACACCTTGAGGCTGATGGTCTAAGTTCTGTACGTGCTTATTGCTATACCTTTGGTGGGCATACTCTGTACATCCTTAGTCTGTTAAACACCAATCAAACATTGGTGTACGACATTAATGAGAAGATGTGGTACAACTGGACTCAATACTCTATACAAAGTAACGACCAGCCTAACCCTGGTACGTACCAAGAGTCTTACTTTAGACCTACCTTCTACACCCAACTTAATGGTGTTCCGTACATCTTAGATGATGACACGGCTACTATTTATTACTTTGATACTGGCACTTATTTAGATGCTGGGCAACCTATCTACTGTAGAACAGTAACTGACATTCTTGACAACGGAACTACTAAACGTAAGTTCTATGGCAGACTAGAAATTATTGGAGACAAAGTGTCTGGAACTATGATGGTACGT